CACTATCTCACAGAAAACATTGTAGTTAACATGGATTGCTATTCCATTGAGTTCGGACATGTCTTTACATAGTAACATGTGCACATCATCCAATGTGTCACCTTTTCGATTGACTACATATTTGGAAAAAGCAACCTCACGGAATCCGTTTCCTTCAATGAAGTCAGCGAAACGGTCTGAGCATTCAGATGCAGTAGAGCTTGCAGCAATGATATTCTTTAATGTCTGCGGATATAGGTTGTCCTGTCCGTAGGCTTGAATTCCTAGATTTTGTAAATAGCTTGTATCAATGCGGTTACTGCTTTTCTTTTTTAGATCTCTTACTCTCATATTCGCGAGGTTTACGTTCGTCCTTTATTTCTTTTATTCAACTTTATCTTCGCCTTCTCCATTCATTGCGTTCACAATCTCAATGGCCTTGCTTAGATGCAGATTCAGAGCTTTTTTACTGATCTTCTTGCCGTTGATTTGGAAATCTTTCAACGTGTCAGCCACGGATTCTTCAGAAACTCCGTCTTGTAATGATTCTACCATTGAATCAAGCAGGCTTTGATTGTATCCACATTTGTTAACACGTTCTTTCCAGTCCGTAGGTACATGGGCGAAATAAATTTCACCTTTCGGATTTTTGGCAAGGTACTTTTCAGCAACTTCATCAGTGAGGTTGTCATTAGTGTACATTTTATTGCTTCCGAACTCCGGTTGAAGCAGGACACCATTTTTTAATATATAATTACATTTTTCTTTCATACGGTTATTCTTTTTGATGTAAACAGTCATTTCGATTACAGCATCGCGATAGCAGTCGTTACATGATGTTTTGGTGAATTCTTTTCCTAATACTTCCTTGTACAATCTTTCTATCTCCGATTTATCAGAAGAGGAGTAGGAGGGAAGATCTCCTAGCTCCTTTAATTTATCAACCACTTCTTTTAATTCCATGATCATTCAGCTGGTTTTGTCAGTGTTTCAACAAGTGTTTTTGTCGCATCGTAAGATGTCTTGTACAAGAATAATGCTGATTTGGGAACCTTGGTTTCTTGCAAAGAGATATTCCATCCCCCTTCCGTTTCTTCAGAGTACTTGTCATTGCCGATCTCTGCGGCTTTCAAACCTTGGTAGTAACCGTAAACCTGAAAAGCTGAATCTCCCGGATTTTCGGTTTTATTTAACCCTTTGGCTTTATTTTCCAATACAACGACAAAATCACCGTTAGCAAGCCCGTCAATAATGTCATTGCATACATCGGGGTCATTTGCTAATACAACCATGTTCACTGTGTTAGTAAACGTGTTACGATAGGTTCCTGTTGCCAAGGTTGTATTGGTACCAGTAAAGGGGGTTGCACCGAATACCTGTACCTTGTAACCTTTTTTACCTGTTTTCAGCGCAAGAGCTTCTATCACATTCTTGCGGGTCGTGTTGAAAGTAACCGCACCGAAATCCACTTCTGCACGATTCATTATTACGCCCTCCTGTTCCAATCCTGGAACAATAGGATCATCGCACGATGGTGCGATGTCCTTTTTGATTGTTATATCACATATTGCCATATTTGCTCTTTTTCGTTAGTATGCTACCTGTACCAACTCATCTTCGCCAATCATGGAGCCTAATTTTCCTGTTGAATAAATGTAGTTCTTGCGGGCTTTCTTATCAAACCAGATATCCAAGTCCGACATCGGTTCGGTGCCCTCACATCCATACATCAAGTTCTCAGGAGAACATAAAACAGCACGATGCGGTAAGTTAAGTTTGGTTTTGTTGTTCTGATAGGCTTGAATAAATCTATCCCAAATGGAACATTTAACGATGGTTGTTCCATCGTATTTGCTGACCTCTACACCGTCAAATACAACTTCCCAGGGCATGATTACCTTGTACTTTTCTTTCATATCGTGAGTCAGAGCATCGCACATTGACTTGGTGGCGAAAATTGCGCATCCGTCTTTTTGGAAAATCCGGCTGTCGGCATCTTGCAACATCGCATCGAATATTGATGTGGCAATGCCTGTTTCTTTCATCTTTGATTTTTGTAATGCATATGATTCTTCTGCGTTGGCTGCAATTTCAGTGTGCTGTTCGGCATTGTTGGTACAGATGGCAAACAGACGTTTGAAAAAACCGTCACATGTTTTAAATAGTTCGATGTTTACTCCGTCAGTGATTTGACCACCTCCAGTGACAGACGCTGCTGATTTATCTCCAAACCATGTAAAACGCCACATCATTTTCATCATAGCTTCAGACAGCTTCGGCAGTACAATACCGTCCATATATTCGGTCGATGTCAGGTCTCCTATATTTGTTCCCGTTTTAAGGCAGTACTTGGCAATGGTGTTTTCCAAGTCTGTATAGCACATTTCCAAAGGAATTTGCCAATCCCCGATTTCCCATTCCTTTTGGGCGGCAGCGATAGCCACTTTTTTATATTCAGGGTCGCATCCGGAGCCGGCTACTCCGATATCTTCCATTTCACCGATAAAACCTGCTTTTTTACCGTTAGTCACATTGGGCATAAACGTCATAAAACGCTCCATGTCCTCGTTTTGAAAGACTGTTAACTGAATAAGGTCTTTCAAGTCTTTTACAGCCTGATTATCAGGTGTAAGTTTGTCAAAATCTAAAATAGGCATTTCCCCTCCTTTTATTACTTGTTGTTTCTTTTTTCTCTTTCTTCACGAAGTTTTCTCTGAATAGGCGTTTCATTTTCTTCTACTCCTTTTATACCCTTGTTGAACGTTTGGGTACGAGCTGACACTTTATAAGTACTACAATGTTTTGCCAGCCAGTTTTCGCCCCCGGCCATACGGACTGCGTTCAGAATCTTGTTGTCCTCAATGGTACGGGCATTCGTCTTTAGAGAAGCATTCTCAGTTTCCAACTCTTCTATACGGGCTTTTAAAGCTTTCACTTCATCCTCTTCCAATTCATCAGGATCTTTAATTTCTGTAATAACGCCATCTGTCACAATGATAGTCTTTCCGTCAGGCATGACATGTTCGCCATCGGGACTTGCTGTATCTCCTACTTGGGGTTCACCTTCATCTCTTTCCACGGTAAGCGTGTTACCTTCGGCATTTGTCAATTCCATAGATACGACCTGTACGTCTTCAATTTTTTGATAGCCGCATTTGGCCAGCAGCCTGTCTATGATAGTCTGCTTCACTGTTACTTCTTTTTCTTTGTTCATTTTTTTGTTATTAAATGTGTAAGTTCTCCCTTTGGCAGTTGTAGGCATAAGAACGGTCGTGATAAAACCTAATTGTTTGGCTGTTTCACCACCAAACCAACCGGCTTTATTCATTTGGGCTTCGATAACTGAGGCTTCCGATCCTGTGCGTTCTACATACAAAGCTAGCATCTTGTTTTTTTCACTCTCCAAGTTTGATTTTATTGATTCTAGGGTTTCAAGATCAAGGTCTCCATCGTATGAAGCCATATAAGGCTTGTGAATAAGAAACTTTGCATGTGGATAAGCAAAACGTCTTTCTTTTGCAGCGGCCAATAATATCACGGTTGCCATGGATGCACATCGTCCTACTGCAGTACAGCTGATTTGCTTTCCTGAAGCACGTAAGGCGTCATAAATGGCATACCCTTCAACGGCATCACCACCGCATGAATGTATCTCAATATCAATAACGTGGTCATTCGGATCTATCCAAGATAGGAAATTTTGAATATCGGGAAAAGACAATCCCTCTTCACCAGTTAGATACCAATTTTCCATTTTGTCTTTATCCGCAACAATATCTTTGTTGATGTATAATTTCGCCATATATAATCTATTTTGAAGCAAAGGTAAAAAACGGTATATGGCTATAAGAATTTCAGAACATAATAGCACTGACACGCTTTGTCAGTAAAAAAATAAGGGGAAGAATAATCTTCCCCCTTATTGAATTGAAACGTCAACGGACAACCTGTCAATGACTCTATAGATGGTCCTTTCTGAAATGCTGTATTCATCTGCCAGGTACTGCATGATATATGCCTTTTTATGACCTTCAGCCGTAAGACGGGTGTAGTCTTTATACATTTCTAGGTATTTAATATCTGATGCATCTAATGACATTTCAGACATTATCCTAAGAGTGTTCCTGTTTATATATAATAGTTCGTATGCTTTCATAAACTACC